CTTAGGAATGAGAGCAGCGGCTTTTGATAAGTCTTCAACTGTTGATATTGGTGGAACTGCCATGTCATTTGCTGAATTTATGTCTGTTAATTCTCAACTTGGTGAATTGGCTGTTGGAAACAAAGTTTGTGTTGTATCTCCTGAGGCTCTTGTGGCAAACTTCTTGCAACTTGAGCAGGTAGTAACCCTTGAGAAGTTTGGACCTCAAGCTACAATCCTTACGGGTGAACTAGCAAGGCTAGCAGGGATTCCAATTGTTTTATCTCGTTTCATGTCTGCTGATATGAATGCATCCGGTCTTTATGACAATGCAACCAAAGACAAAACAGGGTTCTTAATATTCAATACCGATTCATGGTATCAATATGTTAGACGTCAAATTACTATTGAGTCTGATAAAGATATTACTTCAGGCGTTATACAGCTTGTTTCTACAATGCGTGCGGTTATGGATTCTCCTGATGCTGATGCTTTGAAAAATGTTGCTTTCGGTTTCAACTTACCTATCTAATCTTAATGGAGTTTACAATGATTATTTCTCATACTTTAGAATTTGCAGGTTCTAACCTTTCTGGATTCGTCGTAATTCCTGAAGGTGCTAGAATAGAAAGATGTTGGTTAATGCTAGAGTCTTCTTTGGCTGCTGATGGTACAAATCACTTAACATTCAATGTTCGTGGTTCTGATGGTGTTACTGCTGTTGCCTCCCAAACAACTAACTCAGGAGCAAGCGGTATTTCTATAACAGGTCTCACTGCTGTTGAGTTGTCTTTGGTGAATGCTGATAAGCAGGTTTATGCTGATGGTGGTTTCATCAAACTTGAATGCGACAAAGGCGGATCTCCTGCTAACAACAAGGTTGTTTTTGGAATCAAATTAGCACTTGCAAGAGACTAGGATTTAAATGAATGAGTTTGGTATCTGTATCAATATTAAAAGAGTATCTTCCAGAGATACAAGGATCTAGTATTGATACAGATCTAACCTCGCTTATTACCCGAGTAGAAGGTTTTATTGCTCGCTACTTGGGTTTTCCTTTGGCAGATTCTGCAACGTCTTACGGTTTAGATTCGTCTACGTATACATTATTTGCCGACAAACCTATGTACGGTCTTGAATATGTACTACAATCACCACTTAAACCGATCATCTCGATCACGTCGATTCATTCTGACGTTAATCGGGTATATGGTTCTGATACTCTGATAGAAGGATCTCAATATGAGATAGATAAAGAACTAGGGAGAATCATCCTAAAAGATGTATCTCCTGATTCTTTTGACACTGGTTTTAGAGCAATCAAAATTGTTGGTTCTTTTGGTTTCAGCACATCAAACCCACCGTCAGACCTTGTACATGCTATTTGTGTCTATTGTAGTCATTTACAACGAGCAAAGAGCAACCAGGGAAACGTATCTATCACACAAAGAAATAGTACAGTTACATTATCACCGAGAACAATGCCTTTGGAAGTCAAAGAGATACTAAGAGGATATAGAAATGTCTCAACTATCTTTTAATGATTTCCTCAAGCGAGTACGAGAAGCAGATAACAGACTTCTCCAAGAGTTAGAACGGGTCCTTATTCGATCCGCTCTAAGAATGGAAAGAGACGCAAAGATTAATGCAACCTCTTATCCAAAAGTTCAAACAGGAAGATTGCGATCTTCTATTACAGGTCTTGTAGATGCTCCTCTGGGTTCTCCTAGGGTAGTACTAAGAGCAGGCGGATCTACCTCTGGATCAGATGTGGATTATGCTGAATTTGTCGAATTTGGTACTCGGTTTATCAGGCCTCGTTTGTTTTTGGGTCGGGCTGTCAACGCAGAATCTGAACGTCTTCCTGATCGGTTATCTTCTCTTCTTAATGTTGCTCTGGGAGCAGATTGATGGCTGATATCATACATGTACAAGTATTGTCTAGATTAAAGACTTTAACAGCTGCTGATTTTTCAAGCGGTTTTTCAGGTCTTGATCTATCCGGTCGTGTTGTTATTGGTGCTGTTCTCAATGCTCCTCAAGTGCCCTCTGCTAGTATCGTTTTTGTCGATACCATAGAACAGCAGGGAAGAACACTAGGAAGATATATAGGAGAGTCTGTATATCAAATTGTATGTTATGCAGGTGGAGATGTTCTGGAAACTAGAATAAAGAATGCCATGAATCTAGCCGGAGATATTCAAAAAGCAATTACTTCAGATCGTACACTTGGACTTTCTGGTCTTACGCAAGATGTAATTGTTAATTTTACTGCTCTTGATGGTGAAGAATATGGTATATCTAACACTGGGATCTCATTATTAGAGGTGAGAGTATCCCATCAATCTCAATTCGGTGTATAGATGAGTTGGTACGATGAAAATTATAAAAGAAGAATACCCATTGTTGTAGATGGTTCTGGTCACACAGGAGCAAACGCACAAGTCGTATTCAATGTTCCTAGTGATTACGATGATTTCTGGCA